TCAGTCACTTATTGCGCTGGCTCGATCGTTATCCTGTCCGTGTGGAAATTAAAGGGGCCTCTGTTCCCTTGTGTGCCCGAGTATTCTACATTACGTCGAATATTGTCCCGAGCTCATGGTATCCGGACTGTGACGGAGCCACCTGTGATGCTCTAGAAAGAAGGTTAAATATAATCCACTTAACCTAAAATAATGTATGTCCGAAAAAGAGTCGGTTATGCTAGAGGTGCTCCTCGCCGTGTCGGGTATCGTAAGCCTTATGGCCGGGCTAGGGTTAGCAAAGTACGCATGCGCAAGCCAATGTATAAAAAGAAGTACATCCCCTACAGAAGAAAATATGTAAAAAGAAAGTGGAAGCCGTATCAACGCAGAAAGTAGTTTATCTAATAAAAATGGTTCGATACATTAATTATTGGAATAGAGCAGATATTGTTCATCCTCCGTGGGAAGAAGAGGTTAGTGAAGTTATGCGCAATTTTTGGGATCCTGGTGTGTCTTTAGAATTAGAGGATAATTTTATTGCAGGAGAGTTAATGGTTGCAGCTGAAATAGCTGAAGCAGGACTTGTTGCAGGTCCAGCTTTAGCTTTAGTTGGAGCAGAGATGGCGGAGGAATATATAGCGGGTAGTACAGTATCAAGCGGGTCGTCTTTTGACCTGTCTGGTTATATAACACCGGATAATGCATTGAGGGCTATTCAAGCCGTATATGGAGCAGAGAATGTTAATGTATCTTTTCCTAAAAGAAAATCAAAGATGGTTACTGCTGGACCTGCCGACAAATCACGTACTTCGACGAAGAGGAAGGCTAAGCAAGTTAAAGGAAAGTCAGTCAAAGTTAGCAAAAATCTTAGGGCTAAAGTCGAGAAAGTTATTGAAGGAGATAAGTGCCACGGAACGTACGTAAAGAGACAAACTGGTTTAATTGGGAGAGTGTATGTTGAAGCAAATTTGGATGCTACGGATACTTTTTTAAGAATGCAAGTTGACGGAATGGGAAATCAAGCATGGTGTGTTCGTGATATTAATGTTATGCCTTGGAATTCTTGCGGCTGGTTTACGGCGGCTATGCCTTTTTTTATAACCAGAGGTGCAACATCAGCAGGAATTCGCACGGTAACAGATCAAATAGCAAACGTTAGTGTTAATGAGTCTGATAGTTTGCATTTTTTTACGCCTCTGCAAGTATGGGATATTGTGTCTAAACAGTATGGATCAACTAAGAACTTAATTCAAGTTCCGTCTGACACTGCTGCTAATTTTACAATGAAAGCTCAAGTCGGCGGAGGAATTCCCACGGTTAGTTCAAGAGGGTTGAAAGTGTTTATGCAAAATTCTTATGTGGAGCTTAGTTTTCAAAATCAAGCCGTTCGGACAATTAAGTTAGAGATATATCAGTGTACTCCTAAAAAGAAAGTAGTAGAAAGAAATCCGTTGACATCGTTTATTGATGGTTTGTTAAGTGATGTTGAGGCAGTTGAAAATAACCAGAGGATTACAACGAATAGGAATTATACGCCATGGCAATATGTGAACGATGCCCTTCGACAAGAAGATATCGACCCAAATATTTGTCCTGAATTTAAAGCTAATTGGAGCTATGAAAAGTCGGTAGTGGTTATCGCGCCTGGTGAATCTATTGCGTATAAAATTCAAGGACCGCAAAATTATGAATACGATTTTGACAAGTTCGAAGGATTAATTGATTCTTTGGAGCCTAAACGATGGGCATCATTTAAAGGTGTCGGAATGTATTTAATGATTAAAGTAATCGGTGACAAGCAATGGTCTATCAATACAAATGCAGGTACAAATACTAATGTTGCAACTTGGGAAGCAACTAGCGGGTTTAATAATCACCCAGGTTTGAATGCTATAGGCACCAATGAGGCTTTTGGATGGCCAATAGTAGTAGATGCCAAAAGTTATTATCGATATTCTATGCCTGATGTTATTGGAGGAATAGTAAACGGCAATGCAGGATATACGGTGAATAATCAACGGAAAGACATGTTTCATTATGTTTCTCGTCCTGATTATTGTCTTAATATTGTGGGAGATAATCGTCGTTTGCAGGGCCCTCTATTTAACGAAGAGAATCCGGTGTCAGGCATTGCAACTGTTTCAGGAATGCGCACTTAATAAAGACAAATATATAAATAATATATCATTCTGCGGTGGATTAGGCTCTTTGTAAGCACTTAACGGCGAAATGTTACGCCGTAGTATTACTTACAAAGAGCGGTGTAACAAAGTAACAAAGCCCTAGCCCTAATATTACCGAGATTATCCGGTAAGACAGGGTCGCGATGTCAATGCGTTGAGCGCCACACTTGTATAAAAAGGCGATTTCGTGTAGCGAATTTAAAGCCGTATAATGCAATGTCCTCCAACGCCACCTCCGTCGCCAAATGGTGGATCCTTACAATCCCCTGTCATGCGTTCATGCCATACTTGCCACCTGCCTGTACATATGTTCGCGGCCAATTGGAATTGGGTGCTGGAGGTTTTCGACACTGGCAATTCGTGTGCCACATGCGCGAAAATTCTCGACTATCTCGCATACGCTCAATATTTGGCGAGTATCACGCCGAGCCCACTCGATCAGCAGCTGCCCGCGACTATGTATGGAAAGATGACACCGCAATCCCCAACACCAGGTTCGAACTCGGTACTCCACCATTTAGAAGAAACTCCCAAGTGGACTGGGATATGGTCAAAGACCACGCTATCTCTGGCCGATTGGACCTCATTCCCTCGGAAATTTTTGTTCGTTATTATGCTTCCTTGCGAACTATCAGAGGAGATTTCGCATATGCTGTCGCAGCTGAACGAACTTGCACTGTCCTCTGGGGGCCTACAGGCGTCGGTAAGTCAAAGTACGCATGGGAACAGGCAGGTCAAGATGCTTATCCTAAGGACCCTCGTACCAAGTTCTGGTGTGGTTACCGAGGCGAGGAATATGTTGTTATTGACGAGTTTCGTGGCGGAATCGACATCAGTCACTTATTGCGCTGGCTCGATCGTTATCCTGTCCGTGTGGAAATTAAAGGGGCCTCTGTTCCCTTGTGTGCCCGAGTATTCTACATTACGTCGAATATTGTCCCGAGCTCATGGTATC